TAGCAGCAGAAGCAGCAGCCGCAGTTGCTGAAATTATTGCAGCCGCAACAGGTGAAGAAGTTGCTCCCGAAGTAGCTCAACAAGTTGCTGAGGCAGTTGCCGCTCCAGCAGATCCAGTATTAACCAATATTGAGCACCGTTTAAATGTTGCTGAAGCTAAGGTTGATAGCCTATTGGGAAAGTAATTAACGGCTTTCGAAGCTTCTTTGGAAGTCTTTTTAAATCGGACACAAAATAGCGTGTCGCTGGATTTGCGTAACCAGCACCAAAGCCCCGTTCGGGGCTTTTTTACATTCTAGCTTTCTTATACTGCACTGCTGTTATTACTATCGAAGCACACCAAGGCAACACAGATTTAACCCAGCCAGCCAACGGTTCCAGCCAATCTTGTAATAATGGTTCTTTAATGGCCATTTGGAATGCCACGGCAAACAAAACAAAGCTACCAATGAACACACTGTTAGGATACTTTTCTAATATCTTGCTGACTAGTCCTGCACCAAACAATATGATTGGCACTGAGATTAACAAACCAGCAATAACCAACACAAAGTTACCATTAGCAGCAGCAGCAATGCCTAAGGCATTGTCAATGCCCATAACAGCATCAGCAACTACAATAGTTGAAATAGCACCCCAGAATGTGTCTTTGGCTTCTACTTCGTGATCGCCTGAGTCGAATACCAGCTTCCAACCTATCCACAATAAAGCAGCACCGCCTATCAAGCGCAGTCCGGGGATCAGCAACAAATACGTTAAAGCTGCTACTGATATAAAGCGTATAGCAATAGCGCCAAATGTTCCCCAGAGGATTGCTTTCTTACGCAGGTGTTCTGGTAATTTATTAGCTGCCATTCCGATAACAAGGGCGTTATCACCGGCTAATACAATGTCTATCAAAATGATAGCGAGAAATGCCCAAAGGGCTTGGAGCGTAAAGAGTTCCATGTCTTCCTTAAAAGTTATGGTCTCACCTCTTTGTCTATGCTCCGGATATAATTATATCGTGTTGACGAAACATAGAACCAGCACCCGCTGGTTAGTTACTCCCCGAGATATTTATGCTACGATTAGATCGTAAATTTCTCGCCAATTCTTAACAATAGGGTATTCACAATCGTGATGCATATTGTGTCCGTGTTCAATAAGAATACTTTTCAATCCTAAATAATACCCAACATCTGCATTTTGCGGTTTGTCCTCAATCCACCATAGGCCGCTATCACGATATGGTTCTAATGCAGAATCTTTATCTGCACCTGTGTCTAAACAAATAACACTTTCGATGGCATTGCCAAACAGTTTGCGCAGATTAATTTCACGCAGTCGGCCTGCGTTTTTGTCTAGACTTAGACTGGTGATCACACGGAATTCGTAACCGTGTTCCTCGTGCAGTCTCTTAACATAGTGAGCACTATCACGCAGTGCAGGAAGGAATCCAATGGCCGCTGATTCGTTAAAAGTCTTTACAACTTTTTTAGAGTCCTTTTCTTCTAGCTCATTGTAGTGATGATGCAGATAATAGCTTTTTTTATTATCTGCTGTCAGTGTATAACCGCGTTCTTGCATCCAAACTGAGAATGCCCATTCCCAATCCAGCAATACGCCGTCTGCATCTGTGAGTATAAGTTTGTTTTTCATACCGTATTATAGCACTGGTTTAGTGATGTGTCAACGGGCTAAGTAATCAATGAACATAATAATCTATACCTTGGTGATGGTTCAAATCACCATAGCCTGTGTTACTCTGTATTTGCACAGAAGCCAAACACATAGAGCTGTACAATTTCATCCTGTAATCAATCATTTTATGCGAGCCTGGCTTTGGCTAACAACAGGCATGGTTACTCGTCAATGGGTAGCCATACATCGCCGACATCATCAACGTTCGGACCAAGAAGGTGACCCTCATAGTCCACAGATCTATGGCATTTGGCGTGTGCTATTTGGCGGAGCATTTCTCTATCATTCTGCCAGCAAAGATACTGCCATGGTTGACTCACTGAGCAAGGACTGCCCTAATGATTGGATTGAACGCAACCTTTACTCTGCACACAGTCGCTTAGGTATTCTACTAATGTTGGTCATAGACTGCTTACTGTTTGGACCGTGGGGACTGGTAGTGTGGGGTATTCAAATGATCTGGATTCCATTCTGGGCCGCAGGAGTAGTTAATGGCGTAGCACATTGGGTTGGCTATCGCAACACTGATACCAAAGACACCAGCCGTAACATTATTCCGTGGGCAGTATGGATAGGTGGAGAAGAACTGCACAACAATCATCACGCAGATGGGGCCAATGCCAAGTTTAGTCAAAAGTGGTGGGAATTTGATCTAGGTTGGATGTACATCTGCATCTTGCGATTCTGTAAGTTAGCCACAGTTAGATAAAAAGAAGCACCCGAAGGTGCTTCTTTTTACTATTTTTATTTTAATACCGCTATGCGGCTAATAGTTTATTTCTTGGTAGCGCCAGCATTGACAAATGCGTACATTTTTTCTGCTGTTTCTAGAACTTTATCAAGTCCTGGAAAAGTTGGCATGTCTACTTTGGTAACGATTTGACCAGTCTTCTCATCGCGAGTAGCAGTCATTTCCCATCCTTGGAACTTGGCTTGAAAGTCGTCTTGTACCAGGCTCTTGGCCATGCCCAAGATATCTGTACGGATTTCGTAGCCGTTCTTGTTGAATTTAACTTCTGGTAGCTTTGGTGCTGTAAAAATTTCTGACATATTAATCTCCTGTGTGTAATGTCTGTTTGCATAGATACTTGTTTTTCTCTATGTACTATTATATATGCTTAAGATAAGGAAAGCAATTATTTTACAAACTTTTTTGTTCGTTCTTGAATAACTCTTATAGTTTTATCACTAAGCACTACTTCATAGTGGTTGTAATATACTTCCACTAATTCCATGTCAGCATGGTATCGCATACTGTCAATTGTTACTACTCCGTCATTGGGTGCAATAATGAACGGACTTTGTCCTTTTAATGTTACTATATTGGTCCAAGGATGCTGTATGTTAATACGATCTGCTTGTCGCATGGCCCAACTGCTGGGACCTATATCTCGCATTAGTCTGCTAAACGGTAAAAAATATTGAGCATAGTCTGCAACTTCTGCACCACCATACGGTGTGCTGATAGTAACTGCGCCTAATACCTGTTTAGGAATAGTATTGGCAAGATGTAGTGCATATATGCCGCCTAGACTGTGTGCAACAAAGAAAATATTTTTGATATTTTCTAATTGCGCTAACATGTCTTTTAGGTTATTTTCAAACCCATTGCGACTGTCATAGTTAACATCTATACCATCGCCGATTTTACTTCTAACATAATTGAAACTTTCGCTGGTGGCATTGGCACCGTGTATGTACACTAATTTCATGCCAATATTTAGCGGTTAGATACAGCCGCGGAACTCAGAGTCGAGGTTGATAGGATGTACTTCCCATCCTGTTCGACTCCATTCAAGTAACATTAGTAATGTAGTGATCACTTGTATACTGCCTTAGCGCCTTCAATGTCGCCCATACGTGCTAGACTTGCGGCAGCACGGGCCTGCGCAAATGCTTCTAAAAATGACCAGATTGAGTTTAAAATTGTTTTCATAGATATTTTTCCTTTTGAGAATCAAATTGTCGGATGTAGTTTTCCAACTGTGCGGTATCGGTAATACCTTTATTTGCTAGATAAGCGTCTAAACTGTTTTGGTAACTGCTACCTGGGAACATCTCAGCTAATCTTTCTAGCAAAGCTGCCATTTTTTCTGATATGTATTTCATTTTGTTTTCCTGTGTGTTTATGTAGACTCAGTGTTTCTACTGAGTATTTATACATTTTATGCTGCGACCGCACAAAAAGTCAACTTCTTGACAACCATTTAGTGTTTAGTTATACTATAACTCAATTGAGTTAAATACAAGATAGGAACATTTCAATGAAGCTTCAAACCAGATCGATTTTGCAGGAACTGAATTCTATTGCCGATGTGCGCAGCACCGATTCGTTGATAGAAAGTCGTGCTGCCAACATCATCAATTCAGCTATCAATCTATTGGAAAGTATTCATAAAAATTATGATTCTGCTTCGGCAGACGAACTTGAACGCAGGTTCGTTAATGCAATCAAGGGCCAAGACCCTGCAAAATTTACACGTGGTGTTCGCAGGATAGCAGAAGCACGTAAACTCAAGAAAAAATTGGAAGAAAGTAATGATCAGTAAACTGTTGGAAGGTGGCAATGTTTTTAAAACTGCCGACAAGCAATCATTAACACAGCGTATTGCTACCAAAGATGTGCCAGCCACTGTTGACTTTATTGAAAAAATCACAGGACTGGACTTTACAAAAGAACTAGACCCGGACGACAAAAAGCCAGTAAAATGGTTAGGCACTACAGGGCGCAAAGAAGATCCAGATGGCACATTTGATCTAAACAGCTCCGGAGATCTAGATCTCAGTGTTGACGCTAGAGAAATTTCTAAAGAAGAACTAATTGCAAAACTGGTAGATTGGTGTAGAGCTAACAGTGTTGAAGAAGAAAATATCTTTAATAAAGGCACAAAGAAAAACGACGGCTGGATCAAAGATGCCGGAGACAATGTGCATTTTAGAACACCGATTAGCGGCAGTCAAACCAACGGTTTTGTTCAATCAGACTTTATGCTTACTGTTAACCCAAAGTTTCAACAAGGTTCTATGATTGGCGGACGAGGACAGTATCGTGGAGAGCACCGACATATCTTGTTGGCCAGTATTGCTCGTGCTAGAGGATTTAAATATAGTCCCAAGTTTGGCCTACTTCACGGAGATACCAACGAACCTGTAGAAAACGGCGACGACTGGAATGTTATCGCAAAACAACTGTTAGGACAAACAGCTACTAACAAAGACGTCAAGAGTGTAGATGGCATTGTTGCTTATATTATCAAACTGCCTAACTATGATGAACTTGTAGCAGGCGCTAGAGAAACACTGGGCAAGCAGGGAATAGAATTACCTGTTAAAGAAGCCTTTGAAAGTTACGTACCAGGAAGTAATGCTTGGATGCGCAGAATGATTAATATAGTAAAATGAGAGCATTTGAATTCCTAACTGAAAAGTGGAGCGAAAAATACAAAAGCTCTATCAATTGTTCTAATCCCAAAGGGTTTAGTCAAAAGGCGCATTGTGCTGGCCGTAAGAAAAACGAAAGCATTTATGAAGACGAAACACCTGCTCCTAAGAAAGTAGGCAGAGAGTTCAACCACCTAGAAGATCTTGTGTTCACAGAAGCCAATGGTGCTAACAAAGCCATCAAGATACTTAAAGATCTGGCCAGTCCCAAAACCAGTATCACTATCAAGTGGGACGGCAACCCTACAGTGTACTGGGGACGTGAAGAAGATGGTTCCTTCCGACTAGTGGGGAAAAACAACTGGGGGCGTGAAGAAGGCAAAAGTTCCAGTCCGGAAGAACTCAAACAGTTTATCATGAGTCGTGGCAAGGGCGAAGATTGGCGTGAGAAGTTTGCCGGGGATATGGCAGCACTGTGGCCCATATTTGAACGTGCAACTCCTGCAGAATTTCGTGGTTATGTCTACGGAGATATCCTATTCCACCCTGGAAAACCATATACCGGCGCTGACGGCAAAATTACATTTACTCCTAATCAAACAACTTATTCTGTTGCAGGTTCTAGTGAAATTGGTCGAGCACTGGCCAAGGCCAAGATAGCAGTGGCGGCACACAAGGTGTTTGGTTACTTCGGAGACAAGACAGGTGAGGACTTTGATAATCCTGATCAGTTCAGTGGTAATCCAGAACTCAAGGTGTTTGGATTGACCAGTGTTAGCTATAGACCAGCAGTGGGTGCAGACAATCTTGCTGCTATTGAATCACTGGCTAAAAATCAACAGGCGATTAATAATTTGTTAGCACCAGTTGCGGGCATGGGTTATTTACAAACAGAAATTTATACCTTTGTAAACACTCAATCTAAGGCCAAACAATTGGATAATATTAACACAGAAGCCTTTATGGGCTTTGTACAAAAGACTCCTGCAAAAGCTGCTAAAATTGCGGCACACAGTGAACAACATCCCGGAGTTATGGATGTGATGTTTGAACTAGTGCGTGAGATCATGGCGGCCAAAGATGAAGTAATTCGTGAGCTAGATGCATCAGGTGGCGACATAGAACAAACTACAGGCGGCAAGCCTGGTGGTGAAGGCTATGTTGCAGGGGGAAGTAAGTTGGTACCACGTGATCGCTGGACTCCATTTCGAGCCGATTAATAGTTCAAAACCCCTGATTTCTTCAATCCAATATAAATACTTGCATAGGAATCGAGGTGATTCTTATACAATGCCAGTCCCGGAGCGGGACTATTGATTTAAGGAGAACATATCATGGCAGCATTCGCAAGAACAAATCCAACAGCAGTAGCTCGCGGTACAATTCAATACACATCCGAATTAACATTCTACAAAGTAGTTCTAAATGGATCAGGACTAGCAGTTGCGGCTTCAGACGCAAATGCAGCAAAGATTTCCGATGCACTAGGTTCTATAGCTCGTTTGTTTCAATTCAAAAGCAACGGTCTTGAAATTTTTATGGTAGCAGATCGTCATAGCACCGACATTGACTCTGTTGCTAGACTAATTGCTCAAGTTTTAAACACAGGCGCTGCATTTACTAATACAGCCGGCAGCGGTGTTGCTACATTGTCTGATACCAACACAATTACAGTAACTGTTCCGACAGACCTAGAAGGTATGTAATTTTAAATTCTCAGGGATGGGAAGACTAAGCCCGGTTCGCCGGGCTTTTTTACGACTACAATTTTGTAGAGTTAAATAGTAGCATATAATTATGCAACTGTTCAAACTTGTCAGTGTGGTTGATATCACACGTTCTCTTCCATCTAGATCAGAAACAGATCATTTGAAATTGGGGCAGCAGGCCAATTTCAACAGCCTCATACAGGCCATTGGCATTAGGTCAAATGTGGAATGGGATCGAGACCCAGAATGCCACACAGGTAGACTACCCGATGCTATAGAAGGTGCTGCCACTCATTGGGTTTGGGAATTTTCAGTTGAAAGAGATTTTGTTTTTCGACTAGACGATGATCCGGTGGGTCTGTTGTTGGATGACCTACAGGGTGTTCCTGTGTTAAATCAGCTAAATAATTCAGTAGATATTACACCTTCAATATTTCAAACCAAAGGTGATCGTGCAAACATTTGGATACACGAAATCACACAAGCGGGATAAATACAATTTAACAGGCAAACACATTAGGCATTTCGGAACACTTAGGCACATGGCTCGGAGCGAGCACTTGACTTAACATAAAAGGAAACAGCCATAATGGCCACGAAAGAAGCAGTAGCACAACTGACTGCACTACCTGAACGGGTAGCTGTAGTTGAAATTAAGGTAGAAGCGATCAATGAAAAACTCAGTGACATCAAAGCGGATGTCAAAGAGATGCACGACTGTCTAGATAACACTCGTGATTTGCTAGCGGATAAACTAAAAGAAATGGCTGAAGAATCTAATAGCCAACACGCAGAACTTGCCGGCAAGATTGGCGACTTAGAAAAACTCAAAAACAAGTACACAATGTACATGATGGTATTACTGGCCTTTGGTGCTGGTACAGGATGGCTCGGGCATTTGGATTTACCCTTGATACTCAAGTTTGTAGGAATTTAACTTGACCCCACTTAAATAAGGACCATAGGTCCTTTTTTTATGACAAACATACAGCGGCGTTTAGAGCATTTAGTAGCCAACGCACAGCGTAAACTCATAGTCGACAATCACATTCTGCCACTAAAGGTTGCTGGCGGTATTCTTGTAGGTGATGTGTTAATTGTCAGTCAAGAAACTACAAAACATCTTTATAGACACAACCGTGTTATCTACAGCAATATCAATCTCAATGCCACAGCAATCAGAATGGCCAATCTAGTGGCAAAAAATACAAACCCTGCAATTGTGGATAAAATTTACAGATTAGACCAAGAATATGGCAGATGGTTCACAGACAGCCAGATTCTAAGAACACAGTATCAAAAAGCTATCGTGGCTAAAAACTTTGAAAAAGCGGATACTCTTTGGGCAAGATATTGTGAAAGCAGGGATAAAACTCTAGCTGCCAAAGAAACTGTAACCGCTTTGTATTATTTCTGAATAAATAATACATCACTATGGATCAATCGATATGAAAACCACAGATCTCTTCAAAATTAATAGAACCAGTAAAAGACTAAATGAAAGTATGTTTAAGACTTTTGGACGCAAATTGAATCTAGAAACGTTTAACATTGAACAGCTGGAAGATGCCAGAAATAAACTGCGTACACAGATCTACACAGCTCGCAGCAGTTCCAGTTTTAATGAAAACGTGGAAAATGATGCACTGTCGCAGGCACAGTTCATGCACGATGCTATTGTTGCAGAACTATCAGAGCGTGATGAACCTATTGTGGATAACACAGTCCAAGAAGGTGCAAACATTGACAAACAAACGTTGATAATGATCTTAAAAAACTTTGATGAAAACATGAACGAACGTGGTGGCTATGGTGATCCTGACTATGAGAAAATTATGGCAGCACTAAACAACGGTGATGTTGAATCTGCTGTGGAAGAAGTATATTACGCCTACAGTGATCAAGACGGCGGCGAAATTGACATGGACGACCATATTGAAGATCTAGAAGATCAATTCAAAGACATGGTTGGCAGCACAGAAGACAACACATCAAGAACACAAGGAGAAAGTATGAGTAATTTAAGAGAAGGTGAGATCCAACAGGCAAGTGCGATCGTCACAGCAAAAACAATGGTTGACAGAGTGGGCCGTTGGATTGAAGAACTAAGCGGAATGGAGAATGACACTCTATTACAGTTAGGTGATTCAATCCGTGACGAAATGGGACAAGAGCAGGCCAAAGGATTTATCGAAGCAGTGGCTCCGGCAATTCAATCAGCATTAGAAAATCTCAAATCCACACGTGAAGCATTGGCTACTGGAGTACGTACACTAACTGGTGAAGAGCAGCCTGTCAATATGTTAGGCGGCGAGCCAGCAGCTGATATGGCAGCTGAGCCCGATGCCATGAATACCGATGCTGAATTAGGTGGCGACGAATTTGCCGCAGCTGAGCCAGCCGCAGGCGGTGCAGAAGAAGCAGGCCGTGAGATGCGCGAAAGCATTAACCATCAGAATCGTTTGATGAGAGCATTGGCAGGATGAACCTTTTATAAATTCAGAATAATATGGAAAAAACACATGTATTTCAGATAGGTATGGTTTGTGCAGGAAGTACTTCCCTGTGCGAAGCATTAAATATTTTAGAAATACCGTCTCTTCATTGGGAAGGTCCTGATCCCGACTATAAACAGTTTGAAACTGATGTTATTCCAGAAAATATAAAATCTGGTAGAAAATTGTTTTATCCATACGATGAACAATTTACAGGCTTCCTTGACTTTAACGGATTGCTTTTTTATCAAACGCTTTATGAAATGTATCCCGAGAGTAAATTTATCTATACTTGGAG